ACAAGGGCGAAAAGGCAGAGGACGGCAAGAAGCCCGACGAAGCCAAGGACGCAAAGGGTGCAAAGGTCGAGGACGACAAGGCGAAGGCCAAGGAAGCCGACGCCGTAAAGCCTGCCAAGGGCGAGAAGACCGAAGTTCAGCCCGAAGCGGGCGACAAGAGCGCCGCGCCTGAAAAGGACGACGCAGGAACCGGGCAGGACGGTGACAAGGCTCGCCAGTCTGAGGGGCGGAAATACCATGAGCCGCCGGCCCGGTTCCTCCCTGAAGCCCGGGCGAAATGGGCCAACGTTCCGAACGAGGTGAAGGCGGAGTTTCACCGCGTCAGCCAGGAATTTGAGCAGGAAGTCGGCCAGTACAAGCAGAGCCACGAGGAATGGACGAAGCTTTCCAAGTTCGACCAGATGGCGAAGCAGCACAAGACCAGCATTTCCGATGCTCTCGAGCGCTACACCGCTGTTGACGGGCTGCTTCACAACAACCCCGTCGAGGGCATTCGACAGGTACTGGCGACGGTCGGCATCACGCCCGAGCAGTACGCCCAACACGTTCTGAAAAACCCGCAGGCCCATCAGGCTCCCGTCTCTCGCGCCCCCGATCCGGTGCAGCAGCAGACGAGCCCGGAGATCGAGGCCTTGCGCGCCGAAGTCGAGGCGCTGAAGCGGGACAAGCAGGTAGAGCAGACGGCGCCGATCGTACAGGCCTTCGCCGCTGCGCACCAAGATTATCACGCTCTTGAGCCACAGATCGCAGAGATCCTCGGCACTGGCGTGATTGAGAAGCTTTACGGCACTGGCTTGTCGCCAGAGCAGAAGCTCGCGGAAGCATATCGGATGGCTGGCGGCAAAGGTCCGTCTTCACGTTCCGAGCCCCCGCCGGCCGCTGCGGCACACTCCAATGCAAACGACCGTCCTGTCGATCCTGCCGGTCAGAAATCCATCCGCGGGGCACCGAACGGAGGGCAAGAGCCCGACGACGATCCCCCTGAAACAGACATCCGAGCCTTGCTGAAAAAGGAATTTCGCAAGGCAGTCTAAGGAGACCCTTCAATGCCCATCACAACGGATCGTCACTACCGTCAGATGCTGACGGCGGCGGTTGCCAAGCGCTCCAGCGTCGTTCAGGACATCGTCTACAAGTCCACGCCGCTGACCCGCATCCTGAAAGATTCCGGCCGCATCCAGACCAAGCGTGCGGGCGGACCTGAACTGCGCATCCCCATCGAGTTCGACAAGCTCCAGGCTCAGTGGTTCACGGGCTACGACAAGATCGAGATCACCCCGAAGGAACTGCTCAACTCGGCAGTCTTCAACTGGTCCCGTGTCGTCTCGATGTTCTCCCTGACCGGCACGGAACTGCTCTACACCTCCGGCGAGGAAGAGCAGATCGACCTCATGGAGTTCTATCTGAACGCCGCCGAGAAGACCATCCGCGAGGAATGGGAAGCGGCGCTGGTTGCAGACGGAACCGGCTCCGGCGGTCGCCAGATGATCGGCCTCGGCGGTGCTATCCCGATCGTTACCAATTCCGGCACCTACGGCGGCATTGACCGCGCAACGGTCCCGAACTGGCGCACGACCACCTACGACATTCCGGAAGGCGATGTCTCGGGCTTCACCACCTGGGATTCGACCACGGCTCGCCCGATCATCGAGCGTATTGCGCTTAACCGTTCGCGCAACAGCCAGTACCCGGATCTGATCATCGCGGATGCCAACTCCTATCAGGCCATCTCGGCTTCGATGGTTGCCCACCAGCGCATTACCACCCAGCGCGCCGGCCGCCTTGGCTTTGAAAGCCTTGGCATCTGGACGCCGGCCGGTCTTGTCGATGTCGTGGCAGCCGGCGGCATCGGCAACGTCATGTCCCCGGATACCATGTTCATGCTTGATACTACCGGGCTCTCGATCTGGGAGTTCCCCGGTCAGGCATTCGTTCCCTTCCATCCTGGCGACGGCATCCGTCCGATCAACCAGGACGCATGGGCGCAGGGCATCGTCTGGTCCGGTCAGTTCGTGGTGGAGAATCCTCTCCATCAGGTTCGTGTCATCACGGCATAAGGAGCAACGACGATGGCAAATTCCATTCCCTTCCGCACCACGCCGCAGCTCGGCCCGCAGCTCGATGACGTCTTCGTCGGCCTCCCGCACTGGGACCCGCCGAACGTCACCGAACCGTCGTACCAGCTCGGCAACGTCGAAATGGGCGATGATGGCGGCGAATACATCTGGGTTCAGGCCTCCGCCGCCATCTCTGCAACGTCCACGACCGGCACGCAGGTGACCATCACCTTCCCGGCCTACACCGTGGCGACGGGTTCCGGCGGCTTCTACACCCCCCCGGGTGTGGCGATCGCCTCCGGCACGTACTTCCACGCACGCCGCGGCGCCTACAACGCCGTACCGGCCTAACGACAGCGGGGGAGGCTCTTCGGGGCCTCCCTTTCCCTTTCCTCCTCAGACAAGGACAGACCAATGGTAGATTCAGTTCCGATCGATACCCGCGATATCACCGTTACTCCGGTGTTCCGCTATGACGCCATCGAAGACATCAACGCATCCGAGCGCGCCGGCCAGTTGGTCAAGAAGGTGCGCCAGGTTGTCGAGGTTCGCTTCGCCGGCTCCCGCAATTATTCCCCGGTCTTCCCGGTGGACGCCTTCTGGAAGCGCGAAAACGGTCGCATCGTGACCTATGCCGAGCGCTGGCCGGACCAGTACCGTGCCTTCATCGAGGGCGGGTCGCAGGAAGCTGCCGGCACACCGCTGGAGATGCTTCGCCCCTACGGCATCAAGGACAGCCAGCTTTCGCTCTGCCGCGCCCTCAAGATCTACTCGATCGAGGCGCTTTATCACCTGGAAGGCGATGCGCTGAAAAGCCTTCAGATGGCCGGCAACGACCTCAAGGTAATGGCCCGCAAGTTCATGGAGACGCGGCAGGCCAATTCCGGCTCCGTGGACCGCATTGCGGAACTCGAGAAGGAAATCGCCCGCCTGAAGCTGGCACAGCCCGGCGCAGAACCGCAGACCACGGAAGTGCTCGTCGCTGACCCGTCGCCGGAAGTGATCGCCGCAGCCGTTGCCGCGTCCGACGCTGATTTCGAGGCCATGGATGACGCATCGCTCAAGCAGTTCATCAAGGCCAAGGTCGGCCGCGCTCCCACCGGCACGCCGAGCCGCGAATGGCTTGTGAATGCGGCGAAGGAAGCCCGGGATATGGTGGCCTGACATGACCGTTCTGACAGCAGCTCAAGACGCAATGGCAGTTCTCGTGGGGCGTCGTCCCGCGGCTGTCGTCTCGTCTCAAAATGAGATGGAGGTGGAAATCACCAACATCGCGCAGGAAGCTGCTGTGGAGATCATGAAGAGCCACGACTGGCAGAACCTGACCGAGTTCTACACGCTCACCGGCACGGGGGAGGAGACCTATCCTCTCCCGGCCGATTATGACCGCATGGTTCAGGCTTCGGAGGTCTACGACCCGAATAGCTGGGCATGGGGCTACGAGCACATCAACGACTATGGTGTGTGGCTGACGCAGATTTCGCGGGGCTTCTATGCCGCGCCTGGCGCATGGATGATCCGCAAGAACCTCTTCCACTTCGCTCCGGGCCCTTCGATCGGGCAGGAGGCGGTTTTCCCGTACATCTCCAAGAACATCTTCACCGATGCCAATGGTTCGCCAAAGGCTCGGATCACCAACGATACGGACAGCTTCATTCTGGATGAGAGGCTGCTGAAGCTTTCGATCATCTGGCGCTGGCTTGCCCTGAAGAAGATGGACTTCACCGAAGAGCTGCGCACCTACGAGAATGCGCTGTCTCAGGAGCAGGTTCGGGATGGCGGCGCGAGGGTAATCCGCCGCAACAGCCGTCGTGTGCCCTCCGGAGTTCGCCCCGGCTGGCCTTGGCCTCTGGGCGGGGGCGCCTGATGTTTCGCGGCGCACCGATGCAGAACCCCGCAAGGGGACGGAAGGCGCAGGAGATTGCTTTCCCCGCTCCGACTGGCGGATGGATCACAAACCGCAACCTTGCCATGCCGAACGGCCAGAACATGCCGCAGGGCGCTGAGGTGCTGGAGAACTATTTCCCGACAGCCTCAGGCGCCGTCCTGCGTCGTGGAAGCCGGACCTATGCCG